CTCATTCGTCAAGTAATACTCAACTTCTCCACCTTCAAGCCTCAATAGGCTTAAACGTTTGTACTTGTCTTTTGATGGATCGAGTGAATGATACAAACCGTCTTCTTCTCTTCTTTCGAACCATTTGTTTCCATCTGGTTCATAGTTGTAGACACCGCGCGGTAACGCTGCGGTAGACACTAACAACTCGCAATCTTCGTCCAAAACTCCTAACAACTCTTCTTTTAAATATACAGAAACAGTAGGAGAAAACATGGAATCGGAACTTGCACTACTACTACTCGCAGACCTTTCATTAGGTTCTTGTAGTCATTTAACTCCACTTGGAGCGCCAATCACCAGATCTTCGGTAACAGGGCCATATTGCCTACACATGATGATCATGGAAACTTGTGCTCCTTTCGTAACAAAAAGGTGAAACCTCGGAATCGCCAAGAAATCCACAGTAGGGTGAACCATTTTGGAAAACACCCCAGGGACCTCAAAATCCCACTTATGCTCTTCATTGAGCTTCAAGGAATTGCCCCCAGTACGCAATCCATTCATTCTACCAGCAACTTGGGTCGTGCTTAGACCTGAACCAACTGGAGACCAACCTGCGTAAACTCTCTCAGATGATGCTGAGAAATTCACTTTAACTTGGATTTTATCCAAGGTCAATCTCGCAAACTTGAACACGCTATCGCCTAGGATCTCATTGATCGACCCAATGACATTAACGTCTTTGGTAGTATTGTCTTCCCAAGTAACATTGAAGATAGCCTCAGAGCCCAACGGAACCGCCTCAAACGCCGGTAAACCGGGTGAAGGTAAGTCCTTAATGACACTTTCCTGTGCCATAATTTGTTGGATTCGACCATCGGCAGGTGTACTGCCCCCTCTTAAGGCCTCATGGTCATCATAGTCGAAATGATCTTCAACATGATATTCTTCAGTTATGGGCATTGGTTCATAGTAAGTAGGGTCCCCTGCTTCATTCTCAACCAGAACTGTCTCAAACTCTGGAGACTTCAACTCATGAGGTTCGAGCCAACCGTCCAACTCTATCGAGTCTACTCGGAATTGCTCCCAAGCCAATCCTACGTTGGTACGCATGAATTTGCGCAAATTGAAATAGATCCTCGTAAGGACAGAATGCGCCATCATTTGTTCCTCGTTTAGGATATTGTACAAGACTTCTCTTGTGTTGTACACAGTCGCGAAACCAGGAGCGTAACCAACCACAGCTTCTTCGACTTTGCCCATCTCTACCATTTTCATAAAGTTGGTATACAAAATCAAAGGATCTTTGATCACTGCTCTCTTGATCAAATAAGAGCAGAATGTGCCATGGTCGGTGCTAAACTCGTCTTTCTCTTCCAATGTGTCATGCTCAGCGTAAAGGGCAAACTGCGGATTTTCGGGCGGCTTGCTGAACAAAAGCAAGTCATCACCACCCCACATCCCAGGATCCTTAGAACTCAGGTTCAACTGGAACGCTTTTCGCGCAATTCTTGTCATCGTATTCGTCAAAAAGGTGAGAATCTCGCCAGACATAGTGGAAACGCCAATCTCCTTTCCATTAGCTGTATTTTCCAACTTGCTCTTTTGATACAATTCTATCACCTCTTGAGGAGCACCGAAATAATGCAACAGGCTTTCGGTAACACGAACTCCCCAACCTTGGACACTCTGTTCATATGCGGTGCCGTCACTGGCATAATAAAACCCTCCAGGATCATTCATCATAACCCAATCAGACATTTCTTGATAAGTCTTCTTCATGTTTATGAACACATGTTTGGGACAATGACGTACAATCTGGGATGCCAAATAACGACCCCAAGGACCTAACGCAAACAACTCCTTGTCTCCGCGAATTTGAATAGTCTGCGGTGCTTTGCCAGCGATTTTCAACTTGTCTTGTTGCTTGATAACCACTGTAGGCCTGAAATCAGTGTCTGCTCTGTTCAAAGACGACTGCTTCAACGCCTGAGATCGCTCCGCGCGACTTTCATCGAACAACTGCACACTTTGCTCATAAAGAGATTGATCTAATCCGACAGGTGTGTCGGACCAATTCATGTATCTCTTTAAGGCACGGAAACATTCATCCCCGAACTCTAACTGATTCGCATATTCAACATAGTTTTCAGCATGTGTCTGTTTTCTGATCCTTTGCTCCATGCCAGTACGGTACAAGGGTGCATCTTTTGTCCTATGGTGATTAGCTAAGTTTAGCCACTTAGGCAAGAAAAGGGTGGGATTGTTTTTCCCTTTTGCCTTCAACATGGATTGCAACTTTCGAGTAGCTTCCATGGTGGCCTTCTTCCTAGCGTTGAAAGCTGTTGCCGGGTAACGTGCTACGGCATCTTTGCGTAACTCTGCTTTCAACTTACCAACAATGATCCCCGCGTCATATCTCGGTATGTACAGATCTGGCTTTTGATCGGTGTACTCACCTCGACTTTCCAGTTCCACCGTGAAACGTTCTTTTCTTTGACTCAACAAATGCTCATTTAAGACTTCCGGATTCTCAGGTGGCACAGTAGTCGCCAACCTAGGCATTGGAATGCTTGGCTCTGGAATGTCTGGTTCCTGAACATGTACTGCTGGAATTAATGTCATGTGAGGTAAGAAAAGATTGGCCCTAGGATCCTGGTAAGCCGGATCATCTCTACTCAACATCGTATGACCTCCTCGTTGAATAATGTCTCTAGGCAGGAAATCTGACCAGAGACTCGCTGGATACTCGCCCTCTACGAATGCTCGATTCACGCAATATTCTGGCTTGGCTGCCAATACATATCGCGT